GGTGCCCGCGTGGCCGATGACAAGCTTCTGAACGAGTTACGCATTCGTGAGCTCGCAGCTATCGAGGCATTCCGCACCGGTACAGCAGGACTGCAGGAGTGGGCCGATATGACAGGAGTCCTCAACATCTGCGAAACCATGGCCCGGTCTGGTATCGGCCCCGAGGCCCTGGAGGCGTGCAAGAAAGCGGAACAAGCCCTGATCGATGCAGGCGTGCGATTTGAGTCTCTGGGCCGGATGGTGCTGTCCGGTGAGGGGCTCCAGGCATTGCGCGATCTGTACGCATACCACGACCTACAACGACAGTCCGTGAGCCGCGCCGAATACTGGCGGCAGATCGAGCGGACACAAAAGCGCGTGAAGTCCAAAGCACCTGAGGTGCGCGATATGTCCGAAGTTTGAACCGGGGAGAACGGATGCTGATGCGAACCAAAGAGACCGTTGATTACTGCTACGTCAACCCAGAGCATGAGGCCATCCATGCCAGGCTATTGAACTGGGCGCGCTGGGTTCGCGTGCGCCCGCATGGGTGGCAGACGCATCCAATGTTCCGCATGTACCAGAGCAAGGCCCGCCAGTGGGAAGCTCCTGTTATTCAGAACCCAGTGGACACATTAGACGCTGTGCTGGTGGAGAAGGCTGTGGCCCTGCTGCCAGTGAAGCACCGCGACGCCATTCGCTGGAGCTATGTCCACTGCCGCGACCCGCTGGGCATGGCGCGCACCTTGGCGGTGACGAAGCAAGGGCTGGCCGATCTGGTGAACGATGGACGGACGATGCTAAACAATCGCTTGCACACATGAAAAATCTGTGGCATAGTGCGCGCCATTAGTCAGCAAAAGCACAGGACTTGCCGGTTTGCGCCGGCTGAACTGTCAGCAGAGAACACAGCCCGCAGGTAACACTGGCGGGCTTTTTCGTTTCCGCCGCGCCCTGGGCGCATCCCCCAACATCCGAAAAGGATGGCCAGCCCATGGGCGCGGCACCCCATATGCCTGGCGCCTCTGCACTGCACGCGCCGGCTATCACCAATCCCAGTAGCCCAGCACTGGCCGCGCCCATGGGCATGACGGCGCGGGACTCTCCTGCCGCGAGCTGTAGCGGCAAAGCTGGGCAATAGCGAACGACAAGCCCTGCCCATGTGGGAGTCCGAAGGGCCATATCAGGAACACATCATGCCCCTCACACCCAAGCAGGAGGCGTTTGCCCTTGCTTATGTGGAGACGGGCAACGCCTCGGAAGCCTACCGGCGCGCATACAACGCTGGGAATATGAAACCGGCCAGCGTCAACCGCACGGCCAAAGAGCTACTGGACAACCCCAAGATCGCATCAAGAGTAGAAGAGATGCGCAAGCCCGCGGTGGATGCATGCCAGCTCACGCTGGAAAGCCACTTGCGCCGCCTCGCCGAGCTGTCGGAGAAGGCTGAGAGGGAGGGTAAGTATTCGGCTGCTGTGGCGGCGGAGATTTCGCGCGGCAAGGCGGCGGGCTTGTACACCGAAAAGACAGAGCTGACCGGCCCCGGTGGCGGCCCTATCGAGACGGTTTCGCGCGTCACGCGCACGATCATTGACCCGAAGGCATGAGGACGCTGGACATGAAGACGGCGCGAGTTTTCGCGCCGCTGCTGGAGCCTGCGCGCTACAAGGGGGCGCATGGCGGCCGTGGCTCTGGCAAGTCGCACTTCTTCGCGGAGATGCTGCTGGAGGACTGTCTCTACGAGCCCGGGGCCAGCGGCGGCGAGGGCATGCGCGCGGTGTGCATCCGCGAGGTGCAGAAGGATCTGAGCCAGTCGAGCAAGGCGCTGCTGGAGTCCAAGCTGTCAAGCCTGGGCCTAACCGAGGCGGATGGATTCAAGGTCTACAAGGACGTGATCACAACGCCCGGGGATGGTTTGATCATCTTCAAGGGCATGAACGACTACACGGCCGACAGCGTGAAGTCGCTCGAAGGCTTCAAACGCGCCTGGTGGGAGGAGGCGCAGACGGCGACACAGCGCAGCCTGAAGCTGCTACGGCCCACGTTGCGCGCGCCGGGATCGCAACTGTGGTTCGGGTGGAACCCTCGCTTTGCGGCAGACCCCATCGAGAAGCTGCTGCGCGGGCCTGAGCTGCCCACGGACTGCATCGTGGTGCAGGCCAATTGGCGGGACAACCCGTGGTTCACGGCAGAGCTGGAGCAGGAGCGCCAGGACTGCCTGCGGCTCGACCCGGACGGGTATGACCACATCTGGGAGGGCGGCTACGAGACGGTGAACGAGGGTGCGTATTTCGCCCGGCAGTTGGCCGAAGCGAAGGCGCAGGGCCGCATCGGCGTGGTGGCGCCTGACCCGCTCATGACGCTACGGGCATTCGTGGACATCGGCGGCACGGGGCAGAACGCCGACAGCTTCGCGCTGTGGGTTGCGCAGTTCGTCGGCATGCAGGTGCGCGTGGTGGACTACTACGAGGCGCAGGGCCAGCCGATGGCCGCCCATGCGCAATGGCTGCGCGACCGCGGCTACACGCCCGACAGGCTGCAGATATGGTTGCCGCACGACGGTGAGAAAGCTGACACGGTGTTCTCCGTCACGCCCAAGAGCGCGCTGGAGTCGCTGGGCTACAGCGTGACGCATGTGCCCAACCAGGGAAAAGGCGCGGCGATGAAGCGCGTGGAGGCGGCTCGCAGGTTGTTTCCCAGCGTATGGATCGATCAGGAGAAGTGCGCAGGCGGCCTGGCCGCGCTGGGCTGGTATCACGAAAAGCGCGACGAGGCGCGGGGCATTGGGCTTGGGCCCGCACATGACTGGGCAAGCCACGGCGCAGACGCATATGGCCTGATGTGCTGTGTGTGGGAGCCGCCGCGCACCATGGCGCCGCTTCCGGCGCCGCAACTTGGAATCGTCTGATGGCAAAAATGGACAAGGACACGTTCCGCAATGTGCTGGAGCGTGAGATCGAGGACGCGCAATCGTGGCTCGCGGGCGGCATCCGTGGCGAGCAGCAGCGCAACCTGCAGTACTACATGGGCTTGCCGTTGGGCAATGAGGTGCCGGGGCGCTCGCAGGTGGTGAGCTGGGACGTATTCGAGACCATCGAGGGGGCGCTGCCCAACTTCCTGGAGCCGTTTTTCTCGGGCGACAACATCGGCGAGTTCCTGCCGCGCGGACCCGAGGATGCGGCCTATTCAGAGCAGGCCACCGAGCTGGTGAACTACGTCTTACGCGACGACAACCCCGGCTTCTTGCTGTTCGCCGACTGGTTCAAGGACGCTCTGTTGTCCAAGGTGGGCGTGATTCGCGCCAAGTGGGTGCAGCCCGATCCGGTGCGCGAGGAGTTTCGCGGCCTGGCCGTGGAGCAGCTGGCGCTGTTGCTGCAAGACCCGGCCGTGACGCTGCTGGAGCAGGCGCCGGCCGAGCAGCTGGCGCCCGAGGTGGCCCAGGCCGCCGCCGTGCAAATGCCGCTGCTGTGGGATGTGACGATACAGCGCCAGCAGCGCGGGCGGGTGGAGCTGCGCAATGTGGCCCCGGTGGATTTTGTCGTGAACCGCAGCGCAAAGCGCCTGGAAGATGCGCGCCTGATTGGCGAGTGGGTGACCTACACGCGCTCGCAGCTCAAGGAGATGGGGTTCAAGGACTCGGATACGGTCCAGTCCTACGACGGCGGCAATTCGCGGCTCGACCCTGATGACCTGTTTGAGCCTGGCACCCCTGGCGACAAGTCGTTGGAGGAGGTGAGGCTGTTCGAGGGCTTCATCCGCTGCGACTACGACGGCGATGGCGTGGCCGAGTGGCGCCGCGTGCTGGTGTCGGGCGATGGCGAGCTGGAAAACGAGGAGGTGCAGGGCCACGAATACGCGGTGCTCACGCCTATCAAGCTGCCGCACCGGGTCATTGGCATGGCGCTGGCCGATCCGGCGGTGGAGCTGCAGCGCCTCAACAGTGGCCTGACGCGCCAGTATGTTGACTCGCTGTTTCTGGCGAACAACCCGCGTACCTATGTGAACATGGCCGCGAAGGTGAACATCGAGGACGTCATCAGCAATCGCATCGGCGGCATCATTCGCGGCGAGGGGCCGGCAGGTGACGCGGTGGCGCCCATCAAGACGGCGCTGGTGGCCTCCGAGAGCCTGCAGGGCCTGGAAATGGCCCAGGCCATGCGCGAGCGCCGCACCGGGGTCACGCGCTACAACCAGGGCCTGGATGCCGACAGTCTGAACAAGACGGCCACGGGAATTGCAAAGATCAGCAACATGGCCGACAAGCGCATGCTGATGATCCTGCGCGCGTTCGCGGAGACGGGCGTAAAGCAGCTGTTCAAGCTGGTGCTGAGGCTGCTGACGCAGTACCAGGACATTCCGATGACGGTGCGCCTGCGCGGCAAGTTCGTGCAGTTCGACCCGCGCATGTGGTCCGCATCGATGGATGTGAGTACTGATGTGGGCCTGGGCACGGGCGACAAGACGGAAACGCTGATGCTGCTGCAGCAGTTCGGCGCCTTCATGCAGCAGGCCGCCCAGGTGGGGCTGGTGGGGCCGCAGCAGGTCTACGAGTTCGGCAAGGCCCTGGCCAAGAATGCCAAACTTAAGGGCGCGGATGAGAAATTCATGCTCTCGCCCGACAAGATCAAGCCCAAGCCGCCGCAGCCAAGCCCTGAGCAGATCAAGGCGCAGATGGAGCAGGCCAAGATGCAGGGTCAGCAGCAGATCGAGGCCATGCGCCTGCAGGCCGAGGCGATGGAAGGCGACAAGCAGCGCGCCGCCGATGCGCAGATAAAGCAGATGGAGCTGGAGCAGCAGCAGCGCGGCCGGCTGATGGAGCTGGCGGCCGGGTATCTCATGGGGCAAGCGCGTGCCACAGGCCAGATGACGGAAACGCCGCAGAACTTCATGGGCGGCACGATGCTGGACCAGAACATGCAGGCGCCGGGCATTGACGAGGCACAGCTCAACGCCGTGGCCGCGCTGATCAACGGCTTTGCCCAACGATTTCAAGGTGGTCAGGCATGAGCGATGCGCAGTACCAGGCGGATCAGGCGCAGCGCCTGCTGTCCGACCCGATGTTTACACAGGCGCGACAGACCGTCATCGGTGCGCTGCATGAGGAAATCCTGTCACTGCCCCTGCAGGAGCGCGAGCGCCGCGAGGCGGCCGTGGCCATGCTCAAAGGCGCGGAGCAGTTCTTCCGCGTGTTCGAGCTGGTCATCGAGGGCTACCACTTGGAGCGCGCGGAGTTGACCAATGAGGCCCAGATCAAGGCCCGCTACAGCGCCATCGAGGAAAGGATGCGCAATGTCTGAAGAAACCACCAAGCGCTCCGGCCGGGCACCGAAGTCCGCACCCGCCGCCGAGCCGCTGGATAGCTTCCTGCGCCGCGTGGAGTGCGCCCACATTCATCGTGACGTTGTGGCCACGGCTGCCACGCACCCCGAGGCCACCGCATGCGTGTGGCCCGGCCTGTACTCGGGCATTCGCCTGAGCACCGGCCCGCAGTCCGTCACCTACAGCGACGGCACGACGGAGTAACCCTTTCTCAACCCGACCGGGCGCGGTTTTCGCCCGGCTGACCAGTTTAGGAACCACCCGGCAAGGGGCTGCGTGCGACGGCATGCGGCCTCTTTTTGCTTTGGGCTCACACCTGGCCGGAACGACCGCCACCACCATGGACGACGATCAAATCACCACCGTTGACGATCTGGCCGCTGCACTGCAGGCCAGCGAGGGACAAGCCGACGAGGCCCCCGACGCTGCCCAAGGCGATGCCGCGAACCAGAGCGAGGCCAATCCACCCGCAGAAACCCCGCAGGACGCCGCACCGGCCGATGGCGCGGACGATGCAGCCGCCGATGACGCCGGACAAGCCGCACAGGCCCCGGCAGATGACGCGGTGATCCGGTGGAAGGCCGCAGACGGCAGCGACATCGAGGCCACCGTCTCCGAGCTCAAGGCCGGCCACCTGCGTCACGCGGACTACACGCAGAAGACGCAGCAGCTGGCCGAGGAGCGCAAGCAGGCGGCAGCGCAGATTGCGCAGCAGTTCCAGCAGGCGCAGGAGTTCGCCAAGGAGCAGGCGCAGCTGATGAACATTCAGGAGCGCTTGAACCTGTTTGCGAAAGCAGACTGGAATGCCCTGTACCAGCAGGACGCGGCCGAGGCCGGGCGCCTGCAGGCGCAGTGGATGCAGCTGCAGGAGCAGGGCCGCGCCATGGCCCAGAGCTACCAGGCCAAGCTGCAGCAGCGCGAGGCCGAGCGTGCCCAGCAGTTCCAGCGCACCAGCCAGGAAGCGCTGCAGACCCTGCAGCGTGACATTCCCGGATTCGGCGTCGAGCATCTGAAAGCCATGCGCGAGGCAGGCGTGGCCCACGGCTTCTCTGATGAGGAGCTGGCTCAGGTGGCTGATGCGCGCACCCTGAAGGTGCTGCACGAGGCCGCCCAGTGGCGCGCCCTGCAGGCACAAAAGAGCGTCGTTCAGAAAAAAGTGCAGGCCGCGCCGCCCAAGGCTACCAAGCCCGGAGCGACCGGCGTTCCCCCATCGAAGAGCGAAGCGGCATGGAAGCAGCTCAATGCCCGCCGCGACGTGGATTCACTGGCCGCCTTCCTGGCGGCATCGGAGTAAATCATGGTCCTACAGACAAACACCTTCGCCACCTTCAACGCCATCGGCAATCGTGAAGAGCTGGCCGATGCGATCTATCGCATTTCCCCCGAGGAAACCCCCTTCGTGTCCTCCATCGGCAAGGGAAAGGCCTCGTCCGTGTTCCCCGAGTGGCAGACTGACGCCCTGGCATCGGCCGACAACAACAAGGTGGAGCAGGGCAACCAGGCCGCCGTGGCCGCTGTGACGCCGACCAAGCGCGTGGGCAACCGCACGCAGATCAGCGAAAAGACCTTTGGCGTGACCGGCACGCAGGAGGTGGTGGACAAGGCAGGCCGCGCATCGGAAATCGCCTACCAGAAGGCCAAGAAGATGTTGGAGATTAAGCGCGACATCGAGTTCGCGGCCATCAACAACACCACGGCCATCGCCGCAGCCGCAGGCGTGGCACCCCAGGCGCGCGGCCTGGCCGGCTGGCTGGCGACCAACAACAATATGGGCGCCACGGGTGCGGCCCCCAACCCCGACACCAACACCGCGCCCACCGATGGCACGCTCCGTTCGCTGACGGAGGCCATGCTCAAGGATGTGGCGCAGAAGTGCTGGGAACAGGGCGGCGACCCCTCGATGCTCTTCGTGCCTGGCGCGCTGCGCGCAGCGGTGTCGGCCTTCACGGGCGCAGCAACCAAGTTCGACAAGACCGAAGACAAGACGCTGTATGCGACGGTCGAGGTGTACGTGGGCGACTTCGGCCGTTACAGCATCGTCAACGGCCGCCACCAGCGCGCCCGCGACGTGTTCCTGATCGACCCCAAGCAGTTCGAGCTTCTGACCCTGCGCGGCATGAAGACCACCCCGCTTGCCAAGACCGGCGACGCGGAGAACTTCATGATCAACACCGAATGGACCCTCAAGTCCAAGCAGGAAGCGGCCAGCGGCGCCATCCGCGACGTCCAGGTCTGATCGTTCAACCACTGAGCTAGGAGCCACCCTTCGGGGTGGCTTTTTTTATGCAGACTCGAATCCTGAGCCATACATCCACGGGCCGCACGCTGTGGCACGACCACGGCGACGGGCGTGTGACCGTCCAGCAGGTGGCCGATGTGACGGCCGGCGTGGAGCGCGCGCGCGCCCTGCACAACGCAGGTCACCACGCCACGCGCATGGGTGACAAGCATGTGGCCTCCATCCCCGTGCCCGTGCTCACGCAGTGGGCGGCGGCGCGCGGCAAGAGCTTCACGGATGTGGTTCAGGACTCGGGTTTGATGGCGCAGTTCCTGCAAGACCCGGACAACGGCGCGTTTCGCGTCTGGAAGGGCGCCCTATGACCATCGCCGTTCCCGGCGGCGCGCCCGGCGCGGCATCCAGCGCCACGCTGGAATCACTCACCGCGTCGGTGGCCAAGTGGCTCAACCGCACCGATCTTGATCTGGTGCTGGTGGATTTCGTGCGCCTGGCCGAGGCCGAGTTTGCGCGCGATACGCGCCTGCGCTCAAGTTTTCAGGTGCACAAGGAAAGCGGCTACACCGCGTCGGGCGAGGTGGCTCTGCCCTCCGACATGCTGGAGCTCAAAGCGCTGGCGCTGGCCGGGCGCGCGCTCGCCGAGCTGCCCTATGAGGACTGGCGCGGCGTGGCCAGCGGAGACTATTTCGCCCGCGTGGGCGGGGTGGTGCACATCACCGGCCGGCCCGAGGGCGCCTACGACATCACCTACGTGCAGCAGCTGCCGCCGCTGGTGTTCGCCACCGATTCAAACTGGCTGCTGCGCGCGCACTTCGACATATACCTGTGGAAGTGCTGCGAGATCGGCTCGATCTACATGCGCGACGTGGAAGCCGCCACGGGTTACGCCAGCAAGTACGAGGCCGCCGCAGGGCGGCTGCTGCAGGCGGTGAACCAGCACGCCTGGGGCGGGGCTCCGAGGGTCATGCTGGCGCCGGGGGTGGTATGAACAAGGTGCTGGGCTTCGCGCCCGACTCCGATCCGGCAACGCCCGGCCTGCTGCTCGACTGCGCCAACCTGATCCCGTCCGAGCTGGGCATGCGCCCCGGCCCGAGCGTGACGCCCGTTGGCGTGGCGGCCCTGGCGCAGGACGTGCGCGGGGCGCTGGCCGCAATTGACCTGAACGGCAACCGCCGGAACGTGGTTGGAACGGATGCCGGCCTGTACACCCTGGCCGGCAGCGGCTGGAGCGATATTTCCGGACCCGGCGCGCCGTTCGCGCTGGGCAATGAGGAGCGCTGGGCGCTGGCGCAGTTCGCCAATAGCACAGTCGCATCGTGCCGCACAGCCGGAATGCGCATCGCCACTGACGGCGACTTCGCCGCGGTGGCGGGCGCGCCGAAGGCGAAGATTCTGGCCAGCCTCAAGGGCTTCGTGATGGCCTTCAACACCACGGATGCGGCCTACGGCGACGAGCCGGACCGCTGGTGGTGCTCTGCCTACCTGAACGCGTCAGATTGGACGCCCAACGTTTCCACGCTGTGCACAACGGGCCGGCTGGTGGAGTCGGGCGGGGAAATCACGGCCGCGCACCGGCTGGGGGATGACATCATCGTCTACAAGCGCCGCTCTACCTTCGTGGGCCGCTACACCGGACCTGCCGAGGTGTGGAACTTCACGCAGGTGGACTCCGACGTGGGGTGTGTCGGGCAGGACGCGGTGTGCGACACGGGCAAAGCGCATTTCTTCATCGGCGACGATGACCTCTACGCCTTCGACGGAGTGCAGGTGCGGCCCATCGGGCGCGGCGTGCTGCGCGATTGGTTCGTGCGGGTACGCAGTCCCAAGTACATGCACCGCGCGCAGGCCTTCTGGGACAAGCAAAACCAGCTGGCCTGGTTCTTTTTCCCCTCGATCCACGGCGGCGGCGAACTCGATTACGGACTGGTCTACCACCCTTCGACCAACAAGTGGGGGCGGGCGAACCACTTCATCCGCGCGCTGGTGCGCTACGCCTCCCCCGCAGCCTCCTATGACGGCGGCTCCGAGCTGGTGACCACCTTCGACAGCGGGCCGGGCATCGAGTACGACTCGCCGTTCTGGGTCGCGTCTCAGGAGCTGATGGCGGGGTTTGACGCGCAGAACCGGCTGGTGACGTTCGCGGGCGTGGCCGCGCCGTCGAGCTTCACCAGCGGCGACCATGGCGACGAGAACCAGCAGACCCAGTGCGACCGGCTGGCGCTGCGCCTGAAAGGTGAGCCGGCCAGCGCTTGGGCGACGGGCTTCACCAAGGACGACGGCGGGACGGAGGCCAAGATGGCCTCGGTGGCAATCCGCGACGATGCGGCGTTTGACATGCGCCAGCGCGGCCGCTGGCACCGCTTCCGGGTGGATTGCTCTGGCGACTACACGCTGATCGGCATCGGGCCGCGCCTGAAGAATGCGGGATACCGTTGACTGATCCCCGCCCTGAAGGACGGGGATTCCCGCTTCACAGAATCCAGCCAATGCCTCAAAGAGAATGAGACTATCCACCGACAACAACCGCCTGGGTACGGACATGCCGTCCCTGCTGGCGGCGCTGGCGCAGCTGCTGCCGCGCATCGCAACGCAGGTCAACAACGTCTCCGAGGGCCGCATCGTGGGTAGCCACAACGCGGCAACGCAGCCGCCGGCCATGGGCCTGTACCAGGCGGGCGACTACATCAGGAACAGCGCGCCGCAGGTGCTGGGGCCTGCGGGCAGTCAGTACGTCATCAAGGGCTGGGTCTGCATCGCCGGCGGCGAGCCGGGCACCTGGGTGCAGGACCGGGGGGCGACTGGCACATGAGCTATCAACTGCACATCGTGCCGCCGGCCTTCGTGGATCGCGCCTGGAAGGATGGCGCGCACCAGCTGGCGAAGGCCTGCGACACCTCGGGTGGGGAGATTACCGGAGATCAGCTCAAGCTGATGCTTAGCCGGGGAGAGCGACAACTCCTGCGCATCGACCTCGACGGCAAGATCGTCGGATGGAGTGTGGCGCGTATCGACCAGCTCCCCAATGTCAGGGCCTTGCATATCTGCGAACTCTACGCGCCTGGCGGTCATTGGGCGGCCTGCTACGGGTTGATTTCTGACATGGCAAAAGCCAATGGATGCACTGAGCTGCGATGCAGTGCCGGCCCAGCCCAGGCGCGGCTCTACCAGCGGCGCCTTCCATGGAAGCCCCTCTACACCACCATGAGCATTGAACTATGAACCCCATGGATGAAAAGCGCCGCGCGCTGGGATGGATGCGCCCAGGCAAGGGCGGCGGTTCCAGCACCAGCACCAGCCAGATTGTCTACCCCGACGAAATCAAGCCACTGCTGAAAAACGTGGCGAACCTGTCAACAGACCTGTACAACAAGCCGTGGCAGGGTTATACCGGGCAGCGCTTTGCTGACTTGAACGATACCCAGCAGCAGGCGTTGCAGGGCATCACAGACCGCGCGATGGGCGGCTCGCAGCTGTGGGACCAGGCCCAGGGCGGCCTGCAGCAGATGATGGGCGACCAGCCCAATCCCTATCTCGACCAGCAGGTGGCCAACGCCCAGAAGAGCGTGGTGGACAGCTACAACCTGACCGCCAAGCCGCAGCTGGAAAGCGCCATGGTGGGCTCGGGCTCGTTCGGCAATTCCGGCCTGCAGCAGATGCAGGGGCAGGCACAGAACCAGCTGCAGCAGAACCTAGGCAATGTGGCAACCCAGATGTACGGCAATGCCTTCAACACCAACCAGGCCAACCGCCTGCAGGCGCTGGGCATGGCGCAGGGCTTCGCCAATCAGGATTACACCGATCTGAACCAGATGCTGAACGCCGGCAACGCCTACCAGGATCAGGCGCAGAACAACGCGGACTTCAACTACGAGCAGTGGCAGCAGCAGCAGGATGACCCGTACCGGAAGCTGCAGGCCATGACGGGCGTGATGAGCGGGACGGCCGGCAGCACGACGACGACGAAGCAATCAGGGGGCAAGTGATGTTCTGGATACCCATGGCCCTAGGCGCGGCCGCTGGTGCGCTGTCGAACAAGGGAAACCCGCTGGAAGGGGCTGCAATTGGTGCTGGTCTGGGGGCCGCTGGTGGCGCCGGGCTTGGGGCATTGGGCGCAGCGGGTGGCGCTACAGGGGCCGCTGGTGGTTTGGGTGGCCTGGGCAGTGCGGCAGCTGGCGCAGGGGCATCGGCTGGCGGCCTGGGCCTGTCGGCCGGCGGCGCAGGTCTGGGCCTGCAGGCGCCCGGCGCCGCATCGCTCGCCAGCATGGGCGGCGGCACGGGCCTGAGCATGGCGCCCGGCGCGGCCGGTGCGGTGCAGCTCAGTGCGGCAGGCACGCCGGCTGCTGGTGGTCTGCTGTCGGCGGACAACCTCAAGACTATGGGCGCCATTGCCGGCATGGCGCAAAAGGCGGGCGTGTTCGACAACCCGCAGGCGCCGGTGGCACAGTCGGCAGGCATTCCGGCGCGCCAGCCGGATTTCACGGGACTGCTGACGGCGGGCCGGGGCCAGCAGATGACGGGCGCGCAAAAGATCATGGCACAGCGCCGCGCGCGCATGGGGGGGTGAGCATGGCATTCGGACAAGACGATCAGGGCGGCATCATGGGCCTGTTGAGCTCGCCAATGGGCCAGGGCCTGCTGACGGCGGGCCTGGCCGCCATGGCTAGCCGCGGCAACACCATGCAGGCCATTGGCCGTGGCGGGTTGCTGGGGCTGTCGGCCTACGGGCAGGCGGCCGGCGAGCAGCAAAACCGCCTGATGCAGATGGCCAAGGAGAAGATGCAACAGGACGCTCTGGACAGGCTCACGCCGGATGCGAACGGGGTCATCAGTGCCGCGCCGGCCACGCTGGTGCAGGCGGGGTTTGCCGACCCGTCCAAGTGGGACGCAATCCGCAACGCCGGGCGCGACAAGTTCAAGCAGATGCAGGCCGTTACCGGCGCGGACGGCACCCAGAAGCTGTACGGCGTGAACGAGTACGGCGGCGTGACGAACACCGGGCTGACCAACGCGCCAGAACTCAAGACGCAGGACCTGGGAGGGCAGGTGGTGGGCATCAACCCCTACACCGGGCAGCAGGGCTGGCAGGCGGGAAAGACGCTCACGCCGGACCAGGTGCAGGACGCGGCGAATCAGCCGTTCAGGGTGGTGGACGGGCAGATCGTGCCCAATCCCGCCTATCAGCAGTACAGCAAGGAAAAGGCGGCTGCAGGGGCTGCGCGCACGTCTGTGCAGTTCAACAACAAGATGGGCGAGAGCCTGGCCGGGCAAATCGGCCCGATGATGAAGGACTCGCAGGCCTCGGCCGATGCGGCCGTCAAACAGGTGCAGGCGGCCAACAGCATCGATGCGGCGCTCAATTCTGGGAAAGTCATCACAGGGCCGACCGCCAATGCGCGCCTGTCCCTGGCGCAGTTGGCGGACACCCTTGGTATGGGCGGAGCAGACCAGAAGGCGAAGCTGGAGAGCACGCGCGCCGTCCTGCAGGGTCTTGCTCAGCTGGCGCTGCAGGGGCGCCAGCAGATGCGCGGCCAGGGGGCTATCACCGAGAGCGAAAGCAAGCTTGCTGAGCGTGCCATTTCTGGCGACCTGAGCATGACGCCGGCAGAACTGCGCGTTCTGACCAATGCGGCACGCCGCGCCGGTCAGTATGTGCACGCAGAACACCAACGCAAGGTTCAAGCCGTGTCAGACAATCCCGACTACAGCCCCATGGTGCCGTTCTATTCGGTTCCCGAGCTGCCGCAGCAACAGGCTCCGGCTCCTGCGGCTACTCCAGGTGGCTGGGGTATCCAAAGGGTGAACTGAGATGGCGACCTATCGCATCACCGCGCCCGACGGCAGCGCCTACGAAATCACCGCCCCTGACGATGCCACGCAGGAGCAGGTCATGGCCTACGCGCAGGCCAACTATGCGCAAACAGGCGCCAAGGCTCCGGCGCAGTCCGCAACACAGCCGCAACGGTCTTTGGCCGGCGAGCTCGCGCGACAGGTAGGACTGACCGGGCGCTATGCACTGGAGGGTGGCGCGCAGATTCTCGACCTGCCAGGTGCGGTAATCCGTGCTGGCCTTGGTGCTATGGGCGTGAAGTCCGATCTTCCATCCGAGAGCGCAGGCAAGCTCGCAGACTTTATCGGCCTGCCAAAACCGGGGGGCGGTCTGGAGTCTGCCGTGGCTGCGGCCACCCGCGGCGGCTTCGGCGCGGCCGTCCCTGCAGGTCTTGCGAGTCAAGCCGCCAGGGGAACCACTGGTACGGCGCAAGGCATCTTGCAAGGTCTTGCTGCGAATCCCGCAGCACAGATCGGCGGCGGCGCTGGTTCCGGTGCCGCGTCCGATGCTGCGCGCCAGGCGGGGGCGAACGAGTACGGGCAGTTCGGAGCGGGGCTTGTTGGCGGTGTGGCGGGTGGCGCCCTGGGCAATGCTGCCATGAAGCAGGCGGGACGGGTAGGCGAGGCGCTGGCGAAGGTTGCGGGAGCCGACACGCTTCCGGCATCGCTTACGCCCAAAAAAATGAGCGACGTGCAGTTGTCTCAGGTACTGCGCAACCGCCTGAGCATTACCGGAGGCGACTGGGACGCGATCCCGGCGAAAGTGCAGGCATCCATCCTGGCCGATGTGCGCAAGGCCAACAGCCTGGAAAATCTCGACGCAAGAGCGGTGCAGCGCCTGGCAGATTTCCGCGCCCTGGAAGTGACGCCAACGCGCGGTACGGTCACCCTCGACCCGGTGCAGCTAACCAGGGAAAAGAACCTCGCCAAGTCAGGCGCGAACAGCCGCCTTGGCAGCGCTCAGGGGCTGGCGCGGGTGGAAAACGAGAACAACGCACAGCTAGTGCGTCTGCTGCAGCAGCTAGAGGGCGGTGCGTCGGTGGATCCGGTGCAAGCAGGCCGCACGCTCTCGGGGAGCATCATCCGCCAGCGCGATGCGCTGCGCAGTGCCGAGCAGGCGGCATGGGATGCGGCCAAGGCGTCACCCGGCTACAGGATGCCCATGCAGGCGCATGTACTCGGAGACATCAACGCGGCCCTGGGTGAATCCGGCATGATGCCTTTCATGGATGGCCGTATCTCGGCCTACATGCAGGCCCTGCAGCAAAGCCCGGACCAGTTCACCCCGCAGGCCTATCGCAACCTGCAATCCATGCTCTCCAAGGCCATGAGTTCCGGGGGGAATGAGGCGGCTGCGGCAGGCATTGCGCGCAAGGTGCTGGAGGGCGCGGAGATGCGCCCGTCCGCAACGCAGATTCCCAACCCTGGCAACCTCCCTGTGACGGGGCAGGCCGCAGGCATATTGAGGGCGACCGACCCTATGCCAGGCGACGCCATGGGTGCCATTGACGCGGCACGACGGGCCACCAGGGCGGCCTACGCGTTTGAGGACTCGTCGCCGCTGGTGCGCAAGGTGCTGTCCGATGGCGCCATGGGCGACCCGGCCCGCATCGGCAAGCACATCCTGAACGCCACGCCAGACGAAACGCGCGAGATTGCCCGCCACCTGGGGCCGCAGGAAATGCAGACGATACGCGGGGCAATTGCCACCCACATCAAGCAGAAGGCCCTCAGCGGCGCCTCCGACGAGGTGGGCAACGTGTCACAGAAGGCGTTGAATTCGGCCATCAACGCCATGGGGCGGGAAAAGCTCGGCCTGTTCTTTTCACCCGAGGATGTGCAGCAGCTTGAGCGCATGGGCCGGGTAGCCAGCTACATGCAGGCGCAGCCATCAGGCTCTGCGGTCAACAACAGCAACTCCGGCGCTCTGATGGTTGGCAAGGGCATCGACCTGCTGACCGGCATCAGCAGCAAGATTCCATTGCTGAATATCGACCAGCAGATTGATTCACTTGTCAACGTCGGTCGAACAGCGCAAGCCCTGCAGGCACAAAGGGGGCTGCTCGCACCGCAACTGCCGGAATACGGTTTGCTGTCCAACACCGGGCGCGGCGCCGCCGCTGGCGGGCTACTTGCGATCCCGAAGGACCCCGAGCGCACCAAGAACGACAAGCGACACTAGGTAGCCGAGAAAGCCGGGGTTTATTCCGGTGCTGGCGATCCATTCGCTGGCCGTTATCGACCACGGTTGCGAATTCCACCAGAGAACAAAATCAGCCAGCATAAATCCACTCCTTAGTTAAGCCACCCCTCGCGGTGGCTTTTTTCATTGTGAGGCCCCATGCCCGTACCCGCAAGTATTGACGAGCTATCTGCCATCCCGGCATCCAACTACCCAGCCGGCAGCGAGCCGGTGTTTCCGAATCTGGATAACTACCTGCGCGCCCATGCGTCCTTCATCGCCCAGCTGCGCGACCGGCTGAATGCCGAGGGCCTGCCGCTGGCCGCCGTGCTGTGGTGGGGAGGAGCGCGCGCGTCCATTGCGGCGCGCATGCGGGCGCTCGACGGCCAGATTCTCAACCGTGCCGCCTTCCCCGCGCTGTGGGCCTTCGTGGCCGGCGGCGGCTACCCGCTGGTGTCCGAGTCCGAATGGCTGGCCGCGCCGCTCAGGCGTTCTTCGTTCTCTTCCGGCGACGGGGCTTCCACGTTCCGCATGCCCGACATGAACGGCAAGGCGGCCAGCAGCATCGGCGCAGTGACCTTGCGCGGTGACGGTGCGTTCTCGGCAGGCGCCGCCGGGCTGATGCAGGACGGCCAGAACCTGACGCACACGCATGGAGCGTGGACTGACGCGGGCAATAGCGCGCACAGCCATTACTTTGAGGGCACCACGGGCGCCGGCGGCGCGCACAACCACAGCATGCCGCGTGGGGATTATGGTGGTATTGGAGCCTACTCGCTGCGGCAGGCGGAGTCGCAAGAAGCGGGCAGCGAAGTTACCAGCTGGGCGGGTGACCACGCTCACGGGTTCAGCGGCTGGACGGCGGCGGCGGGCGGCCACACGCACGGCGTTGGCATGTCCGCATCCGGCGGCGACGAGGCGCGCATGAAGTCTGCCACCGGCGCCTGGGTTATGCGCGTTCTCTGAGGTATCACATGCAAAAGTACAAGTCCAACATCACAACCACCAGCGGCGCAGCAGTTCGCCATGTGCCGGTGACGGTGCTCAAGGAGGATGGCTCTCTGGCGTCCCTGTTCCTGGACCGGGACGGCAATGTTGCCGCGCCCAATCCTCTCAAAACGGGGGCGGATGGCACGTTCTCTTTCTACGCAGCGAACGGCCGCTACAGCCTGCGCACCACGGTGGACGGGGTGACGATCTCCGATGATGACGTGGTGCTGCTGGCCGACCCGGTGGAGCTGGCGCAGGTGGGGCCGATTGCCGAGGCGATCGCGGCGGGCACCAGCTTCGTGACCAAGGCCACTTTCGGCGGGCTGATAGGCATACAAGGCGGCCAAGGGTTCGGGGTGGGCGAGTACAGCGGCACGCTGCCGTCTGGCTTCTCGGCCATGACCGGCACCAGCGACAAGGCCAGCGCCAACTACGGCAACTACCAGTACAGCGACGGCTCCATCATGGTGTTCGTGCCGCGCTTCTACTACCGCATCGGCAACGCGGCCAGCCCGCGTTACGCGACCTACGGCGCCAACGCCATCGACATTGTTGGAATCGACACCTACGCGACCGAGGCGGCGGCCAATGCGGCAGGTTACGCCATGCACCGCGCTTTCAAGGACGGCGGCGCCGATAAATCAGGCTTCTTCATCGACAAGTATCTTGCCAGCAAGAACGGCACGACCAGTTGCAAATCCGTGGCCAACGCCGTGCCGATTTCGCTGACGACGACGGCCACTTACACCAGCAGCAACGGCATGACAACCGGCGAAGGCTCCTGCACCGGCATCTATGCCGATGCCGTACTGCTGGCCCGTTCGCGTGGTGTGGGCACATTCAACGTGGCTTCGGTGTTCATGTACTCGGCCCTGGCTTTGCTGGCGCTGGCGCATGCCCAGGCCAGCAGCAACACGACCTATTGCGCCTGGTACGACGCGACCAACAATTTCCCGAAGGGCTGCAACAACAACGCACTGGCCGACACCAACGATGCCGGCGTCACCTTCACCACGGCGGGCGATTCCGGCAGCGCGAACAAACCCAAGACCGGCAGCGGCAGCCCGTTCGCCAAGACCACGCACAACGGCCAATCGTGCGGCGTGGCAGACCTCAACGGTGCGCTGTATCAGGTCATGCTGGGCATCACCAATGCAGGCACCAGCGCCACAGACACGACGCAGAAAACCGATGGCAATGCCTACGTGCTCAAGACCAGCGTGGCCTTGTCCAGCCTGACCCACGGCTGGAACGGCACCAACGACGCATGGGGCGATACGACCAACCTTGCCACCAAGTACGACTTGGAAACCGGGCTTTTCCCGTGGGGCGCGACCACTGGCTGGACGTACTTTGGCAGCGGCAGCAATCAGGTGTTCAGCGGCGCCACCAGCGGCATCAGTTGGAAGCGCACCGCCTGCGGCATCCAGAACGCGACCAGCGGCGCAGACGCCACGGGCACCAGCCAGTTCGGCAATGACGGCTGCTACCAGTACAACCGCGCCAACCTGTTCGCTCTATCTGCGGCCTACTGGGACAGCGCAGCGAATGCGGGCGTGTTCTACCGCGGTTGGAGCGGCGGCCGGTCGTATGGCGACAGCGGCGTTGGCTTCCGTGCCGGCTGTTATGGGGTGTGACGATGATTTCTTGTTTTCGGAACTTCTGTCAATGCTCGATCCACAGGCCAACCGTAAAACAGCCGGTTTGCGATAGTGCCTTTTCTCCACCCAAGGAGAGCTTCCCATTGCGCGATATTCATTGTCATTCCGCCGAAGGCAATGATCCGGTTGCTTCTCCGATTGTTGGCTTGCTCCTTCTTGGATGCCCATCGGCAGTTTTCAGGGCTATAGCCTTTGCTGTTGTCGATTCGCTCAACCGTGCCACCTTGAGGGGCTGCGCCCATGTCGGAAAAGAATTCAGCAAAGCCGCCACGCCAACGATCACATACAGTAATTCCGCGTCCGCCGTAGCAGCCGTAGGACGGATGTTTTTCGTTGTAGCAGCGGCGAAGCATTCCAGCCCAAGCCGCGTATTCGGTCGGATTTTCAGATTTGCTCAACGCATGAAGTTGTCTGGATGCAGCCTGTTTTCGCTGTGCAGTGCCGAGACAGCCGCACGACGCTGTTTTCCCGCTTTTGAGGTAGGTGGCCTGTGCGACTTTCTCGCCGCCGCAGTCGCAGCGGCACAACCAAGTCGCTCGACCGCCTTCAGTGGCCCCAGCGTAGCGTATCGCCGTGAGCTTTCCGAACCGAGCCCCGGCAATGTCTTCATATCTCATAACGCTGCCTTTCGTGTTTATGTTTCGTAAATCTTAGCATATTGGAATCGCCATGCCAATCCATAAATATCAGCGAGTCGTGACGCCTGGGCCGAATGGCGCCACGCTGTACTTTCGCAACACGGAAACCAATGACGCTCTCGAACTGGCCGAGCTTGACGGCTGGCATTACGTGTTCGTGCCGGATGGTGTGACTGTCCCAGAGCAGCATGCCGACATCCAGTGGCAGGACGTGACGCTGACCGATGCCTTGAAGGAACAAATCAAGGCGGCCAGCCGACCGTGCCAACTGATCGCCGAAGCGATGCAGCAGCGCATTCGCTCCGTTTATTCGCTGGAGGACGAGCAGTATTTCGCCAGGATCGGGGTGGGCGCTGCGCTGGGTGTCTATGCCTTCCAACCCGGCGAGCAGGAGGCGCTGCTGGCTTTTGGCGCTCACGTCGAGGCGGTGCGGCAATGGGGGCGCCAAGAGAGGGAGAAGATCGGCCTATGAACCCGCTGATTCTCGTTCTCTTGCTGCCGGCATTGCTGGTAGTTCCGATCCTCGCGCTCATCAGGTACTGCTGGGCGATTATCACCAACCCGCCAAGGGCCTGGCGCATCGCGGTTGGGTATGACCAGCTTGCCAATGTCGCGCTGAATGGCGATGAGGACGAAACCATCAGCAGCCGGGCTCATCGAGCGGCGCAAAATGGCCGCGCCTGGGGTTGCGTGCTTTGCAAGTTGCTGGACAAGCTGGATAAAAACCACTGCGAGAAATCCGCAGGTGTGTAGCGTGTGGGTAATCAGTGAAAGCGAATATATGAGCAAAGACTTCCTTGGCGTGGAGCACACCCCATGGCTGAAAGCCGCCATTAACTACACAGCGGCCATTCTCGGCATAGGTACGTTTTTGGGGCTAGTGAACCTCGCCGTCG